TCATAGTTATCCCAAACAATAATAAAAATCAACGCAAGGGCAAAACCAATGAGCAAACCTAAGTAAAATTCAATCATTTGATTAAAAACCTCCGTGAACCAATTTGTTCAACTACAAACTTTGAGTAAATGTCGGGCATGGCAGTCTTAAACAAATCAGCGGAAAACTTCATAGAGGCTTTTGAGGACTTCCAGGTCACTAAGGTATTACCATCAAACGTGCGAAGCTCTGAACGGTCACCTAATGCGTTTCTAATCTCGGTTTCCCACTCATCACCAATCGTTTCGAGCTCTTTGATTTTTGCTTTCAACTGCTTAAGGTCACTTACACGGGTTTCTAACGATTGATTAGCGATAACAATGCCATCGACTGACTGAGGATAAGCTAACTTCGCATCATCAACTGATTGCGCCTTTGGAACAGTTCCAGATACAACATGCGCCCAAAATACGGACATTTGTTTAATAAAGTCTAACTTTTGGTCTTGTGTGAAAGTAAAGTCAAACGTCACAAACTCTTGTCCACCAAAAAGGACTGCCAATATTACTCGATCAACATTATGAACTGTTGCTTCATGTAAACATTGAATGTAATCAGCGGCTGGCACTCGATTTGTTTCTGCATCAAACTTATTGCGCACCATTGCATTGTAGTTTTTGACTTCAACCAATGTATCACCAGCGGTGTTAATGTAATCAAAGTGAGAGCGCAGCCAATCTTCTTTTGCATGACTCATTGCGTAATCAGCTTCCTTCAACTCCATTTTCAACCGATCACTGGCAATACGAGCAATTGTTGGCTGCATTACATGACCCATCTGTACGGCTTCAACACCGCTCAAGTCTGGGGGTGCCAACTTACCTTGTTTGATTAAAACAGTTTCTACTGCATTACCATTCATGACTTGACGGCTATCACCACTCCACCATGCTGCATTTCTTACTGCTGGTTCAAAATCATTTCTGTCGTTCATATTAGCTCCGCCATTGTTTTAACAAGTTCTTTAAGAATTTCAATCTTATCTTCGAGTTCACCAATCTCACTCTCCAACTCGTCATTTTTGTTTTTCAATTCATTAATTTGAATTTGATAACCTACTTCCATTATGGTTGGTTCTTCCATCATGCACCTCCACGACAGAAAACAGAGGCGATGTGTTCATCATCATCCATCTCAAACTTTGGTTCAAACCACTTACCTTCCATACCGCATCCAATCGTTTCCAACTGATAACGATTTTGACGTGCATCTCTGGTTTGAAGCGCACCAGACACTAAATCAATGCCATTGTTGGGACTATGACAATCATTTAAACCATAAATATGGGTGCCATTTTTTTCTTTGTAATACTTACAATCTTTACAAATCTTCATAATATTTTCCTTTTGTTAGGTTATAAAAACATATCAATCTACTACAGTTCACATCTTACTACATAAAAAATAATTATTGCAACATATATTTTATATTTATATATATATACAACTATCTATACACAACTATATCATACCTCACACAAAAACATATACATACACAATTATATTATAACAAGTTATAATATAAGTATATAGATATCTATATATAATATAGTAGTAACAACGGGTCTTTGGGGTTCTTGGGGTTTACCAATGGGGTTTTTTGCCGACCACTAAGGACAACTACCATGCCTTGACCCCCTATGGATCAACTTCTGGTAAAAGTTCCTTTTTTGGTAAACCACTTAACACACAGGCGCGCGCGATAAAAATCCCTTCCCTAATAGAGCTTTAATCACCTGGTCAAATTACCTCAAAATTGCTCATTTTTGCCCTGATTTTGTTGGTTTTTAATGGATTTATGCTTGTTTTTCAATTGTTTAAGACGAAAAAAAACCCTTATTTCTAAGGGTTATAAAGGGTTTTACAGTGGTTTAGATTATTGCCAGTAAGAGTAATCCCAGTACAAGCAATAAAGCACATACAATGTCATCTTTAGTGGGTTTATCATGGTTCATTGTGATTTTTCCTTACTGGTAATTGTCGATAATTTATTAACATTGCCATACTTGTATCTTGATGGATTGTAAATGTAATCCATAAATTGATTGCAAGTAATATCTTCATTGTATAACTTGTCATATAAATTATATACATCTTGCAATTGATTGACTGCTAAAAAGTTTTCTAAATCATCAATTGATAGTGCTTCCAGTTCATCAAAACCTAAATACATCAAGTCTTGAATACAATTCTCGGCATCATTCAAAGCAATTTCTGTCAAATCTGCTTTAGTGGTTTTACCATTGTAGTTATAACCCTTCCAGTCATAATCATCATATTGCCATGAATTACCATACTTAAAACTCTTGTAATGGTATTTCTCAATTGCACTCTTAGCCTCTTTTTTCCACTGCTTATGATTTTTAACGAATGTATCACTTATTTTTGTCGGTGCTGACCAAGCATAAGTATTCGATAACCATAAACCACCCCAGTAATATCCACTGGTATCGTTTATAGTCGTCATTCTGCCTAAATTGTCCATTAGTACAAATTTATTACCACTACCAATATGTTTACTTATCAATTCTTTAAAAGCTCCTGTAAAGGCAAAATTAGGGTTTTTAGATAGCATAGGTTTTAAATAATCTTCAATGTAATGCCATGTATCAGACATCTTTAAATCTTTAGCATTGCCAGTACCTAAAATGCCATTGTGCATTAATGCCAAGTCAATGCCATGCTCTTTTTTATTCAAGACCTGATAAGGATGACAATTGTTTAAATCAATGTTGCCATGAGTACGCATCCTAAAATGGATTGCACAAGTTTTACCCTTTACATACTCTTGATAAAACGCAATTGCTTCTATTTCAGTTTTGGGCAAAATCTTTTTAATAACAAGCTCATTGTTCTCGGCAAACATAATGCCGATACCATCACTGTTATATTCATAAAAATCTTCAATCCAATGCTCGGCGAGTACTGGGGAGTTATTTAGTTTAGTTATTAGTAAACACATATTATTTAATTTTCCTTATGTTAGTTGACGGATTATTCAAAAGTTACAAGCATAGAAGTATTGATACTGGCAATAGTCTTATTAGGTTTTGTTGGTAAAGTAAAACCCTTTTTAACTAAATACTCTCTTAAAAATTTTGTATCACTTTTATTGTCATCAAAACAAATAAATTCTAAAAATTTATGAGTAGTTAAATTGTTGATACTGGCATCTTTAGTAAAGAAGTAAGAAGCATAAGTAAACTCAAGACATGCCATGATGGTTGAATAAACTAAAGAACCTTTAAACAATCTAAATTCAATTGTTCTCTCATTCTGAAAATTCAAAGCCTCATATCTATCAGTATTTAAATGTCTTAATTGTCTTTCTTTTACTTTGCTTGAGGCAAGAGAGTGCTTTAACCAGTTCTTATTTGTTTTCTTATCACTAAACTTTGCGTAACTGGCATTGTCCCTTCTAGCAATTGTTTTAATTAAATGTAAGTTATTTGTATCATTGATAAACAAAATTAACTTACTGGCATGGAGAGTAGTCATCTCTCCTTTATCAATATGCACATGTAATCCACAAGTATTTGTGTTATGACTACGCATATTTCTAAATTTCTGATTGAAATACTTTAACTGTTCTGCATGTACATCAAGACCAGTCCATGAAGTGACCATCTCAAAACCATAATCTAAACTTCTATCATTTTCCAGTAAGCAATAGGTATATCTCTTACCATCTCTCCAGTAGTCGGTAATATTATTTAAAATATCCTCTGCCTTATCTCTTAGGTTATCCCCATCAATCTCCATTTCAAGCTCTATACCTAAGAGAATTTTTCGTTTATCGTAAGCACTGGGGATATGCTCTAAATCTTCTAGGGAACCATGATAAGACCTGATTAAGTCGCTGTTATCCTCGTCATCATTATCACTGTCTCTGTCTCTGTCTACATAGTACCCATTTCTCTCAGACCACCTATAACTGCGTACACAACAATTACAAACCCCATAATCATCACCAACATTGTGATAGTCGTCATCATGTAAAAAATACTTATCACAGTCATTACAATTAAAAACACTGTCCCTAAAATTTTCTTCTAGCCAGTCAATCATATTGGTTCTAACAAATAAATCATGTTCTGTCGCATTTAAAGTGTATAAAGCATCATAAATATTATTGCTCTTTAAAGCATTGTTTAAAGCAATACCAAAACACCTATACTTTGCCTTCATTACATGCCATGAAGCCAAATTGTTTACATAGTGCTTTACATAATCTTGACGAGGGAACAAACCATTTAAAGGGTTTAAATTGTCTCTAATCACTGTTTTACGATAATACTTAGCTTGTCTAAACAGTCTTTCTCTCACTACTGGGGTATTGTTAAATCTACTCATAATAGAAAATTCCTTAATGTTAGTTAGTTATATGTACATGTGTACTACTCGATTGTAAATCAAAAGTAATACTTTTGTACATATATTTATATAACATATATACATATTTTATATACTAAATATAGGTAGTAGTATTTAACCTATATATATATATGTAGGTAGTATAGTTTTGGGTAAAGATTTGATATATGTCCACCACTCGCACTCTGGTAAATATAGTATATATTATATGGGGTATATGATATGATACTACTATACATATATATAATTATATAGTATATATGTACTATGATATGGGTATATGGGATAGTATGAATATACCAAGCACGAGTAGTAGTTCGGTTTTCCAGATGGCACC